CCGGAGACAAAGCCATTCTAATAGATGAAGCAACAGATGCATTCGAAAATGTACTTGATGCACTTCTTATTGATCGTGAAAATGATCCTAACTCTCAAGGTACAGCAAAGCGTCTAGCTAAAATGTATTACAACGAGATTATGGCAGGACGTTATGATGCAGCACCTAGCGCAACAGCGTTTCCTAATGACAATGGGCATACATATAAAGGTATGCTAGTAGTACGTAGCGAACTTAAATCAATGTGTTCGCATCATCATCAGCCTGTTACTGGGATTGCATACATAGGTATCATTCCTGGTGAGAAAGTTATTGGACTTTCGAAATATACTCGCATTGCACAGTGGTGTGCAAGACGTGGTACATTACAAGAAGAACTGTGCAATGATTTCATGCGTGAAATTATCAAAGCGACTGATAGTGAGCATGTAGGTGTTTATATTCAAGCAACACATGGTTGTTGTGAAAATCGTGGCATTATGGCACACAGTTCACTTACGCAAACAACTGTACTTAATGGTGGGTTCTTAGATGACCCAAGTGTTAAGAAAGAATTCTTTGACAACATCAAGCTACAACAGGAGTTTGCTCCAAGATGATAGATCCAAAAGTAACAAAGCTAGTAAAAGAACTTGAACAACAAATTAAGCAAGTTAACGAAACATGGGCAAAATTACAAAAGAATAATGTATTTGTTCGTGCAGAATTTAAAGGTACACATTCATATGATGAACCCAAATCAATCGTAGTAACTAAAATTACTCAAAATGTTGAATATCTGAAGGGTTAAAAATATGAAACTAAGATATAGCGAAGCGTTCTATTCACTTCAAGGCGAAGGCAAGTTTGTAGGAGTACCTAGTGTATTCCTACGCACATTTGGTTGTAATTTACGTTGTCAAAATTTCGGACTAAATAAAGATAGAGAGAAATCAAGGTATAATCCTGAGGTTGAACAACTTATTAAGGATGGGGTACATGAGACTACAAAACGATTTGAAGACTTACCTATTATACACACAGGATGCGACACATATGCTAGTATCTATCCTGAGTTCAAGCATCTAGTTCACGATTCTACAATCGATGAAGTAGTAGAACATCTACTTTCTCTCACTCCACAGGGTAAATGGACACAAGACGATGGACAAGATGTACATCTTATTTTAACAGGCGGTGAACCGTTGTTAGCGTGGCAACGACTTTACGTAGAACTATTCGAACATCCACGTATGCAGGACTTAAAGAATGTTACATTTGAAACAAACACTACACAACATTTACATGACGATTTCTACAACTATCTCAACAACCACGACGACCTTACAGTCACTTGGAGTTGCTCCCCAAAACTTAGTGTTTCGGGAGAACGTTGGGAAGATGCTATTAAACCTGATGTTGCTAGTGAGTACCAGTGTGTTACTGATAGCGACATGTATCTCAAGTTTGTTGTCGCTAGCCAAGATGATTTTGCAGAAGTCGAAAAAGCTGTTAGTGCTTATCAAGATGCCGGGGTACAATGTCCAGTATATCTTATGCCGCTGGGCGGACGCAGTGAAGAATATGCCCTCAACGTTAAAGACGTGGCGGAAGCCTGCATGGCGAGAGGATGGCGATTTACACCAAGACTACACATTTCACTCTTCGGAAATGCCTGGGGAACTTAGGCAAAATGAACAACTTCGTAGGGCTATGGAAGCTCCTATTGACTATGAAAAACTAAGGAAACAACTATAATGAATCAAAACTATATTTTTACGAGCGAAAGTGTTAGCGCAGGACATCCAGATAAGGTTGCAGACCAAATCAGTGATGCTCTAGTTGATGCCGGGTTCAAAGCAGGCGATGAAACAACCCGTGTTGCTGTTGAAACACTTGTAACTACCAATCATGTAACATTGGCGGGCGAAGTAAAAAACTTTAACGTAAGCAAAGATGAAGTTAAAGAAATCGTGCGAAACAAAGTTAAAGAAATTGGTTATGAGCAAGAAGGGTTTCATTGGGATAACTTAAATATCTACAATGAGCTACATGAGCAAAGTGCAGATATTGCATTAGGAACAGATGATTTTGGTGCGGGCGATCAGGGTATCATGTTTGGATACGCATGTAACGACAACGATGCATATCTCCCAGCACCTATCTACTATGCACACGAAGTTCTTAAAGAACTTAAAACTCAAAGACAGCATGTATTAGGCCCAGATGCTAAATCACAAGTAAGTGTGCAGTATGATGGCGGGCGTGTACAGCGTATCGACCAAGTTGTTATTTCAACACAACACGGCGAAGGACAGGTAGAGCAAGCAAGAAATATTAGTAAACTTGCTGCAATGAATGTATTAGGAGACTTAGTTGATGAAGATACTGTATGGCATCTTAATCCCACTGGCAATTTTGTTATTGGCGGGCCTGATGGTGATGCTGGCGTTACTGGGAGAAAAATCATCGTGGATACTTACGGTGGTTTTGCTCCTCATGGTGGCGGTGCCTTTAGTGGAAAAGATCCTACCAAAGTAGACCGAAGTGCTGCATACATGGCGAGATGGCTTGCTAAGAATGTAGTAGCAGATGAAATGGCCGACTGGTGTAACATTCAGTTGTCATATGCTATCGGCGTGAAGCAGCCTACAAGTATCTATGTTGAGTCAAACGGCTACAGCAAGAGTATCGAAAAGTTTATTCGTGAGAATATCGATTTGAGTCCGAAAGGTATCATTGATCGTTTCGATATGTTTAATTTTTATAACTACAGTGAGAACTGTATATACGGACACTTCGGAGATAAAGATGTGCCGTGGGAAAAGATTGGATGGTAATATGAGTCATTACAAAACAAATGAAGAACAAGAAACTATCACAGTTGAAGAGTTTGTTAACGAGTGGTATAATGATAAAGACTATCTCTTAGTAGATATAAGAGAGGACGGCGAGAAGACAGAACTAGGTGCCATTAAAAATGCATTTAATATATCAATATGGCACCAACTTACATTGTATGTATCATGTGCTGTGATAATGGAGCACGGTCTGAGCAAGTAGTAAAATACTTTAAAAATAATGATTATAATAATATGTTTGCATTGGTCGGAGGTATTGAAAAATTATTCGAAACTTTGCCAGAATTGAAGGTGTAATATGAATATTTTTAAACCCAAGACTTGGTTCATGACAGATGAAGAAATTAAGCGAAGTGAAGCAAGACAAATCGAAAACGAAAAAGATATGGAAGAACGTATATCTGAGATTGATTTAGAATTTGGTCGTATCACCCAAGATGAACACGCTAAAAAAGTAGCAACCTTAAATGGCGATCCGTATGTAAAGGTTCTTAATATTGATTTAGATGAAAATGCACCTGGTGCTGGATTCTTTGAACTAGATTTCAATGAACATTTCGTAGAGTATCTAGCTAATAGTGGGTACGAAGGCGTAGAGCCAGATGAAATCGTAGATAACTGGTTCAACGACTTGTGCAAGAATATTGTACTAAATGACTTAGAAGATGAAACAGGTGATCCACGTAGCTTCGATGTAGCGAGTAAAGAAGGCTTAATCATTAATCGTTTAAAAACTAATGATGGAACCGCAGAATACTCTTGACATTATAGAACATACAGTGTAAGATAGAATCAAATTACAATAGAGGTTATTATGGCTACATTCATTCTTGTTGATAGTTTCAACATGTATCACCGAGCTAAACACGTTGCGATGCGTGGCGCAGATATCGATATGAAAATCGGTATGGCATTTCACATTATGATGAACAGTGTTAAAATGTGTTATCAAAAGTTCAACGCAGACCACGCAGTGTTTTGCCTTGAGGGACGTTCATGGCGCAAAGACTTTTACACTCCATATAAAGCACAACGTAAAGTGGCACAACAAGCTAAGTCTGTACGTGAACAAGAAGAAGATGCAATCATGTTTGGTGCATACGATGACCTTGTTACATTCTTGCGTGAAAAGACTAACGTAACAATGCTACGCCATCAAGAGGCAGAAGCAGATGATATGATTGCTCTATTCATTGCATCACACCCAGATGATCATCACATCATTGTAAGTAGCGATAGCGATTATCAGCAACTTATCTGTGATAACGTGACTATATATGATGGAGTTCAGAACCGTATCATCACTAAAGATGGATTCTTTAAAGACGATAAGAATATGACTCCTATCAAAGATAAGAAGACTAAAGAAGTGATGGGTGCTCCTGATCCTGAGTGGTTGTTGTTTGAGAAATGTATTCGTGGTGATACGTCAGATAACATCTTTAGTGCGTATCCCGGTTGTCGTAAGAAAGGCACTAAGAATAAAGTAGGTATGATTGAAGCATTTGAAGATCGTGATACAGGTGGGTTTAGTTGGAATAACTTTATGCTACAGCGTTGGACAGATCACAATGGAGAAGAGCATGTAGTACGTGATATGTATGAGCGTAACAAAACACTCATTGACTTGACTGAACAGCCTACAGACTTGAAAGTAAAGTTCATTGAAAC